TGCTTTCTATGGCGAAGATACAATGACAGCAAAACGTATCCAACATCTTGGTAAGATAATATTTAACATGTATATGATTACTACAACATCACCAAGAAGACTTGAAGAACAAGGTATAATTTCTACTACATGGATGTACTTTATAAATTATCTATCAGTAACATTCAAAAATAAATCTACAACGAATGACTACAAGGATTTTAGATGAAGTCTTATAGAACAGTATTCATTTCAGATTTACATTTAGGCACGAAAATGAGTCAAGCAGATCAATTGCTTGAGTTTATGAAAACATTTGAATGCGAGAAGATATATCTGGTTGGCGATATTGTTGATTGTTGGGCTATGTCAAGAAAAATGATATGGTCTCAATTTCATAACGACGTTATTCAAAAATTACTTCGTCGTGCAAGAAAAGGTACAGAAGTAGTTTACATTCCCGGCAATCATGATGATGTAATGCGTAACTATTGTGATAATGAATTTGGTCATATCATTATGGTACAAGATTGTGTCCATGTCGGTGTTGATGGAAAGATATATTATGTAACACATGGAGACCAGTTTGATATTGTGATGCGTAATGCTAAATGGCTTGCTTATTTTGGTGGTTGGGCTTATGATATAAGTATCGATATGAGTCGTTTTATCAATAAAATTAGAACAGTTTTTGGTCTAAAATATTGGTCTTTATCAGCATATCTTAAATATAAAGTAAAAGAATCTGTCAACTTTATTGGAAACTATGAAGAAACACTTAGTAATTACGTCAAAGGAAAAAAACTAGATGGTATTATTTGCGGTCATATACACCATGCTAATATTCGTGACATTGGCGGCATTAGATATATGAATTGTGGAGATTGGGTAGAATCTTGCACAGCATTGGTTGAGAACCATGATGGTTCATTTGAAATAGTAAAGTGGAAATAATTAATTAACCACCATGTGTTATTGAATATCCAGCCAATAACACAATACCAAAAGACATTACCACAAATGCATATACAGTATATGTGAAAAGTTTTATTATATCCATAAGAATAATCCTTGTAACATGAGAAGAATACCGATTGCCATCAGACCAAAACTACTCCAGAACATTGCAGAGCTTACCGCAATTATTGAAGCAGATACAAGAACGATTGCCATTTGAATTGCAGAACCAGCAAATGAAATCCACGGAGATTTCTGTTTTGCTAAATCTCTTTGAGCTTCAAGGTCAAGAGCTTTCGCCAACAACTCTTTCTTGCCTTCGCCAGTTGATGGTTCAGTCTCATAACGAACAGCAGTAGCTCTATACTTTTCAGCTTTTGCCTTATCACCACGAGCTTCTGCTTCATCAGCAGCAGTTTCATTCATAGTTTGTTTAATACTCTTGGCTTGATAAAACGCCCATGTATCATTAACTTTTATTGTATTTGTTAAAATTGTGCTACTAAGTCCATTTGCAATATATGTGTTAAATGCAAGAAAAAGTGCAAAAAAAGAAATTACAAATCCAGCTTTATCTTTTAATTTTGCTTCTCTTTCGGAACGAGATAATTTTTTTTCTTCCACCATAATTATCCTCCAATTAATTTAAATACTGACAATAACATGCCAAGATCAAATTTTCCAGTAACAATAGATAATCCCATTAAAGTTATAAGAATAGCTCCTGAAAATATCATAATAACTGAAATTGTTCCTATTAAATTTTCTAAATATTTCAATTGTTCTACAATAGTTAATATTTTTTCTTTATCAGATTTTTTGTCAAACCCAATTAACCAAGGATGTACAGAAAAATCATGAAGTGGTTGTTTTTCATCAGCCATTAATATTTTCCATATATTGCTTGTGAACCGGGAACAAAAGGTGAAATTTCTCTATAAGAACTGCGATCCGTATAAGCAAAAATTGTGACTATAAAAAATAAAAATAAATATATAATTAATGGTACGCCAACAAATACTAATGCAAATACTTGCATCAGTGCTTCTGTTTCTGCACGAGATTCCGCTTCTTCTAATTCTCTTTTTGCTTTAGCCTTACCAGCAGCTATTTTTGCCTTATAATATGCATCACGTTGAGCAGGTGACATTCCCTGTAATAACAAAGCTTCTTGAACTTTAGCTTCTTCAGCTATAGCCATATCCTTTAGAATTTTTTGTTGTTCGTTTATTTTTTTGTTATGGTCTAATGCGCTTTTATTGGCTTCATTGACTGCATTAACATGTGCAACCTTTTTTTTATGATTATCGACTACATCAACAATACCAAAAACAGAATCAGTTACGGTTTTGCCCCATGATTCACCTAATTTTGCAGCTTTATTTGGGTCTATAGGTATCATTTTAGTGTTTCCTCTAATAAAAACAGATTCACCAATTGACATACTATATCATATGTGTTATTTATAAATAGATCAAAGAGGACATTATTTATTATGATAAAATTTAAGAATCAAAAGCATGTTTCTCCATTAATACTTGAACATTTTAGAGATTTTGGTGGGTTTATTCTTGATAAATTTTTTAATGAAAATCTCAAGAAAAAGCTTGATATTACAGTAACATTTAAAAAAAATATGTACAAAGATGAAAACATCTTTGGTTGTTGCATATGGGAAGATACTCATTTCAGACCAAAAGTTTTTTCTATAGATATAGACCCAGATCAAAAACTTCATGTTTTGATGGATTGTTTTGCTCATGAAATGGTCCATGTAAAGCAATGGGCAAAAGGCGAATATTACCAGACAATGAAGAACAACAAAGTTTATGTGTACAATAAAAGAAAAATAGATACTGTTAAAGTGTCTTATTGGGATCAACCATGGGAAATAGAAGCACATGGAAGAGCAATTGGTTTAGTTGTTCAATGGTCCCAAGATCGTAAAATAAACGAAGGTGTGATCCAAGACTGAAAGGATTTTATTATGTTAATTTTAACTGATTGTGATGGTGTTCTTTTGAATTGGGAATACGCTTTTGATGTATGGATGGAGCGTAAAGGTTATAAAAAAATAGAAGAGTATAATCAGGAATATAATATCGGTAAACGATATGGTATTTCATATGAGAATTATAAGTGTTTAATAGCAGATTTTAACGAATCGGCTGTTATTGGATTTCTTCCACCACTTCGTGATGCTGTTGAATATGTTCAGAAGCTTCATCGTAAACATGGATGTGTATTTCATGTCATCAGTTCTCTTAGTCTTGATCCTTCTTCTTGTCAATTAAGGACACAGAATCTCCAAAAGATTTTTGGCGAAAGTGTATTTGAAGGTTTTACTTATCTTGATACTGGTGCAGATAAGGATGATGTACTAGTAAAGTATAAGGATAAAGAATATTATTGGATCGAAGATAAGATTGAAAATGCAGAACTTGGTAAAAAATTAGGTCTTCGCTCTATCCTTATGGAACATGGGCATAATATGAATTATGAAGGCATTCCAAAGGCAAAAAATTGGAAAGAGATATATGAATGGATTACCTAAATAATGTATGATGTTTAGGATTTTTTAAATATGTCAAAAAGCCGTATTGAAAGAGGAGCAGAAGCTCAAGAAAATTTTGCAGCAATCCTTGAAAATTATAATATACCGGTATTATCTATTGCTAAAAAAGCTAGTAAACTTCCTGATATTATTTTTAATTTAGATAATAAACCTCAACAAGCAGAAGTGAAAAGCACCAGCGATTTCACTTCTGTTACTATATTTGATAAAACAGTTACTAGAGGCAAAGAAAATGCCGATGTAGATATTATTATCAAACAATTAAAAGGTTATGATACTTTTGAAAAATATATAGATCATTTGAGAAAGATTGAAGGAGAACATTATGCTGGATTTGTTGGTGATGAAGGAATTTTAAATTCTTCTGGAAAAGTTCCTAAAGCAGAATTTGAATTTAATACTCCTCAAGAAAAAAATTTATTCGTAGAATTGATTAGAGCACATTGGGCAGATAGCGGAGATAATTATTTTGTTATTGTTCAAAAAGGTGGGGTAAAATTTTCTTTGTTTAGCACCAACATGAGAATAAAAAGAATAATGGGCATGAATGCAGTTCCATTTGATTCTGTGCATATAAAAGAAGCTTTTCTTGATACAGCTGGTGCTGGTGGAGGTAAAGGTAAATTAAGAGTAGCATTGAAAGTTACCCTAAATACTGGAACAATCAAAACAAAAATAACTTCTAAATTTTTAAGGTAGTGAAAAGATATGGATGAAAAAAAATTTCTCGAAAATTTTGCTAAAATGTTAGGTACTTCTGCACAAGAAGAACTAAAAAAGATTGAAGAAAAAAAAATAAAAGAAGAAAATCTTCTTAAAAATTTTGATTCTACTTTATCTAAAATATCTAAACCTATTATTGAAAAAGTTATTATTGAGCCTCCTATGGCCAAAAATGTTATCATTCAAAAACCTTTGGTAGAAGCAGATAATCTTATATCACAGGCTGTATCTGCTATTAATATTCCAGTAGATGCAAAGAAAACAGAATTTGATTTGATCAATTCTTCACTTCGCAAAGAAATGGATATTATTAAAAAAAATGTAACTGATTTTCATAAGATTATACATGAGCAATCAAGAAAGATTGCTCTTGCTGGTAGTAGTCATGGTGGTGGTGAAGTCAATCTTCGTTATCTAGATGACATCGACCGATCAACTATTATGCAAGGCCACTTCTTAACTTATGATGATACCAAAAGAAAATTTATTTTTTCTCAGATAGCAGAAGGAAATGTTGATCTTAGTAATATAGATCAAAACCTTATTCCTGGTGCTAATAACGTATATAATATTGGTTCACCATCAGATTATTGGAACAACTTATACATTGATCATATCAATTTAAATGCAGGAATATTAGCAAATAATAGTCTTGGATCATCATATCAAGTTCTCACTTCTAATAGTGTTGGCGCTTATTGGAACAATCCAAATTATCTTTTATCAGAAAATAATAATAGAATAAATTATGATAATAATGGTGTATTATTAACAGGAAGTATTGTTCCGAATACATCAGTGATGTATTCGTTAGGCAATACAACAAGCTATTGGAATAATTTATATACAAATTCAATCAGTGTTCCAAACGGTTCGTTACTTACCAGTACGCTTCTAGTTTCTCCTGTTATCAACAATGCTAACCTTGATCACATTGTTGTGTATAGCACCGACTCAACATCTATTCCGATCGGAACTTATGGTAACGCCAACGAGATCCCTGCTCCATGGTCAGTTTATCAGCTAACAACAACGCCTTCACCTGTTCTTCAGGTCAATGATCTTGTTGCTGGTACAGGCGTTCCACTAAACAATCATATCGCATTTATTGGCACTGGCTCGTACGCTAACCTAATTATTGCAAATACCACGTTTACTGTTGCTCCGCCAGCTAATGGTACTCTTCTTACCATCACAAGAGATGTTATCAATCCTAGCTTCTCTATTACAACCATTGCCAATACCAACATCGCATTGACTCCTGGTTATAATGGCGTTATCATTGTTAACGCTGATATTATTCCTGTTACAACTAATACTAACAGACTTGGTACACCAGCAAAGAGATTCAAAGAACTTTGGCTTGGACCTGGAACGCTCTACGTAGCTGACGAAACACTTGGTGTCGATCAGGCTCTTGGCGCTAAGGACGGCAACTTCTACATCAAGGGCGGCGCTGGTTTCAACGTTGGTGAGTTTACCTTCCGTGATAATCAGCTTGCTATTACTGATTCTAATAGAGATATTCTATTTGGTAGTACGCTTGCAACTGGTAACGTTGTATTCAATAGACCAATCGCTGTTAAAACTGCTGATACTGGTAAAACTTCATTTTCCGTGTCAAGAGCAGGTCTTGTTAATATCGTAACTCCCGCAACTATCCTAACTACTCAGGCAGCACTTTCCATTGCAGGCGCTAACTCTGAAGTATCACAGCCACGTAACTTTACTGGCACATTGCTTCAGGGTACTGCACAGGATGGTCAACCAGCCCGTATCGCTTTTGACTCGTTTGGTAGCGGTACATACGTGGCGATTGCTGGACGTGCTGCTGGAGGTACAGTACAATCTCCAACACAGACTATTGCAAACGATGTTCTTATTCGTGTAACTGGTCAGGGTTGGGCGGCTGATGCTAACACTTACGTGGGTTCGGTTGGTCGTATCAATATCGCAGCTGCTGAAAACTTCAACTCAACTTCTGCTGGTACAAAGATTGTATTCCAAACAACTCCAGTCGGTTCTGCTACGATTCAAACTGTCACTGCAACAGTAAGTTCAAACGGTCTAAGCTTTGTTGGTAATCCAACTGGCGCTGTTACGTTTCCTGACAATTCAGTTCAAAATACAGCGTTCAATGCAACTAATGCTGTAACAAGAATTAATGTTGGTACTGGCCTTACTCAATCAGGTAACGTAGGTATCGTTGGTATTGATTCAACAGCTGTTCTTTCTGTTACTGGAACAACCAATCAAATTGCTGTAGCTAACATTGGTGGTAATTATACACTTTCACTACCACAAAATTTAAATACAAATGCAGTAGTTCAGTTTGGTTCACTGACAGTAAACAATTTTATTGTTACTGGTGCAACAACTTCAGCTGAAACACTTGCTATTTCTGATAAAGTTCTTCATCTAGCATACGATTCCACAACAGAAGAACAGCTTGTTGGTGGTGGAATTACTCTTGGAAATACATCATCAAGTTATTATGTATCTTTTCTTTATGATTTAAATAATTATCGTTGGGATACTGATGGTGCTGGATTAAAAACAAATGATTTAGTGGCTGCTAACAGTTCTATATCTAATATTATAGTTTCAAACACTGCCCATTTTGGTGCCGCATATCTTACTGTCGGTCATGATTATCCAAATGCTATTATACAAGTAGATGATAGTTTAAATTCTTATGCTCAAATTATTTCTCAAAATCATAATACAGGAACGCAGGCTTCTACTGATTATGTTGCTGTTAATGATGCAGGAAATGATAGTTCATATTATATTGATATGGGCATAAATTCTAGCAATTATAGTAATACTCAATGGACTATCAGCGGTCCAAATGATGCTTATCTTTATAATGCAAATGGTAATCTTACAATTGGAACTTCAACTGAAGATAAAATTATAAAGTTCCATGTTGGCGGAACTTTAGCTGAAAATCAAATAGCATCGTTAGATACAACAGGTCTATATGTTGATGGTGATATTACAGCTGTCAATTACTATGGAACTTTAAAAGGAACTGCTAACAATACTCTTTATGTTGGTTCAGTAACAGCTGCTAATGTTGTTTCTAATTCTCAGCTATCGAGTAATTTAGCTAACTATCAAACTCTTGCAGGATTGTCTTCAAATGTTGCTAAGTTAACATCAAATAATACCACATATGCATATGGCAAAACTGAAATTGGTTTGAACGTCAACACCGCATTGGTATCAAACAATACCACATATGCATATGGCAAAACTGAAATTGGTTTGAACGTCAACACCGCATTGGTATCAAACAATACTCTTTATGTTGGTTCAGTAACAGCTGCTAATGTTGTTTCTAATTCTCAGCTATCGAGTAATTTAGCTAATTATGCATTACTCTCTGGAGCTACATTTACTGGACCAGTTATTGTAAATGCTAACTTAACAACAAATTCTATCTTTACAGTTGGAAATGCAACAGTTAATACCGTTATATCTGGTTCAACCATAACAACTTCCAATTTAATTAGCAAATACGTTATCGCTAATGGATCATCAGGAAGTTCAAAACAAGTATTAATGTCGGGTGGAAATTCTGCTAATGTTTATTGGCAGTGGACAAATCAACATTTTGCATTAGGTGCTAATCTATCATTAAATGCTACATCAACGTCTGCTCAAAGTTTATTTGGTGTTGGTGTTCAAGTTGCTAATAATTCAAGATATGCTATTTCAATGATAGGTACTATGGCATCTACAGGTGGTGGTCCAGCTGGTGCAGGCAATATAGGATTTGGTTTTGGTGGTACAGCAAATTTATCAAGCGTGTATTATCAAACTACTACGTCAGTTGATACCACTGAAACTGGTGGAGCAGCACCTCAATTAGCCGCTTTCAGATTAACGAGTAATTTTATTGCAAATTCATCCGTCAATCAAGTAACTAATTTTAATAAGGCATATATGATGTTTAATGTTCAAGGTATAATAAGTGTTGCAAATGGCGGAACATTAATTCCACAATATGATTCAGATCATGCACCATCAACGCTTACCCTTCTTGCTCTTTCATCTGTTACTTTAGAACTTCTTGGTGATGATAGTATAGCTAATTCTGTGACCGGAAATTGGGCATAATAAAAGTTTAAAATAAAAAAGGCTCCAGTTTTTGGAGCCTTTTCTTTACCAAGTATTTACAGTGCTACCTCGATGAGCACGTTTTACCTTTTTCAGCACATCTCGAAACCCAGAATCAGGTTTCCTGATACCCAAACGTGTTGGGTCTGCAAGAGTCATACTTACCAACAACTGTTGCATATTAGGGTTTGCTTCTTTATAAGAATCCAACTCAGAGATAGGCATCGAAAGAATTGATTCTTCATTGGTATCCTTATTAAGGAAAGTGTAATTAGCCATTAAGACTTACACCCTTCTTGGCCCAAAATTTACGAACATCTTCGTTGTTTAGAGGATTCAATCCCTGTGCAAGCATATCTAGCTTGACTTGATCACAAAGGAGAGGAGCCTTCTCATTTATGATCATTGTGTGATTGTTGTTTTTTGGATCATACTTATTCAACCCATCAACAATAAATACTGGTTCAGACATTTGTTAATTCTCTCTTTATTTTGTTGTGTAAACGGTTAAATGCTTTCTTATCACTCTCAAGCAAAAGTTGCATTACGAATTCCATACCTTGCTTCTTTCCTCTAAGATAATAGAGTACAGAAACAAACATGAGCATAAAGGTTAGTCCTGATGCAGCTGCAATAGTTTCAAACATTAATCTTCCTCATATGACATGAGACGATCCACATTCTTTGAACGTAAAGCATTTTCATAATTGCGATATTGTTTGTGTTCTTTGCTTCTCTTGATATCCTTAAGAGAAACTTCTTCCTCTTCCATCAAGTAGGCATAACCTCCTTGATTCTTCTTCTTCATATCCGACTTTTTAATTTGTTTGCTCATCTGGAAGTAACCCTGGGAAAGCAGTTGCGACTAGGTTTTTAGTAAGTCCCTTAATAGGACTCTTCTTGTCTTTCATAGCAAGGACTAATTTTGCTTCTTCCTTGTTTATGTTTTCAAGAAGGCTGACGAAGATGGCTTCACGCTTTTTCTGAGTGATGGTATTATGCCCACCTTCTACAAAAAGATAAAACTTTCGGGCTTCGGTATAGAGTCTTCCCGGTTCTTCAAATTCTAAAGGATTGTACGGAGGATCACCCTTTGGCAACAAAAATTTGATATTAGGATCAAACATGTGCTTCAAAACTGCATAAATTGCAGGATGACCATTTGCACGTAGTGCTTGAATCTTTTCTTCTTTTTTTTCAAATTCACAACACTGTTGTAATGTATTATATATCGATGGTTTTGACATTTTTTAAAACTCGCCTACGTTTTCCATGAGATTTTTTAGTTTGTACTTTATGAAGTAGTTGAAGATTTTTGAACGATCTTTACCTGATTCTTCTTCGTATTTAGATAATACTTGCTCTTTAATATGAACGGGAATCATCGATAAGTCAATCAATTGTTTGTTTCTTTCAAAAGGAATAGCATATTGTTGATCAGAATAATCATTGTACAACTGATCAATTTTCTTTTGAGTCAAAGGCTTCTGGCGTTTGTTACTAACAAAAGTATCACCATCAGAAAGTATGTTAGGTATGCCATCGCTGGAATCGCCCTTACAAATGTGTTCAAAAAGATATTTTTGCGGGTCGTTATGACTGATCCATTTTTTTCGTGTAGGATCATATTGATTCACATAAGAAAACTTGTGAAGTTGGATATAATCTTTATCTCCTGAAAGAATAAGAATATCTTCACTTGAATCTGCATTCAATACCAAAGTAGCAATGATATCATCTGCCTCTGCAGATTCAATTTGAATCACACGATAAGGAAAAAATTCACGAAGTTCTGACTTGATCTTGTTAAAAACTTCAAACACATGAGTCCAGTTAATCTCAGAAGCATCTCGTGTCTTCTTTCGATTAGCTTTATAATATGGAAAATGTTGTTTGCGCCAGTAGTTTTTATCATCACATGCGATTACCATATCACCAAATTTGTTTCCAAATTGTTGTCTATAGCTACGAAGTGAATTTAGAACCATGTGTCTGAACAATCCCTCATCAATAGGGATGTTTGTGTGGTTTCCAAGTTGCATCATCAAATTCGAGATCATGACTTGATTGAAGTCAATAATAATCATTTACTGTTGTCCATACATTATATATGTGTATCTTTATTGCGGATTCAAGGACTCTTCAATTTTTTCTTCAAGCTCACGCTCAATTTCTTCAGAAATAGTAACTGTCTTATCGATCAAAGAATGCATAGGATGATCTATGTTCTTCATTCTATATAGCATTGCCTGTAAAACTTCTTCAAAGAAAAATGCATCACGGATAAATTCTGGAGAAGACTTTGGAACCAAACCATAGTTGCTAATAATAGCAAACACTGCTTGGAAAACATCATCAGCAATTTCATCACAAAAAATCTTTCTCACTTCTTCAATCTGAGTGATTGTTTCTTCGAGTGAAGCTGGATTACCAACTTCACTTTTCTTTTTCTTATCTGGAAACTGTATAATTTTGTTTGTCATTTTTCACCTCACCACTTTCAATAGGATCGTACTACTATTTAGGCGGTCAACAAATTTGAGTTGATCGGTGTTGATGGTATCAAACAATTTCCTGAGAGCTACCTTACCAGAAGAAGTCACTAACTTAAGAATTTCATCAGTCTTACGTCCAATCTTCTTAGACATAGAGGTATCAGCATCATATCCACCAATTGCGGTGCGATTGACTTCTAGACCAGCTGGACCTCTTGCACGGAACACAGAGAGCACTTTGCTCTTCGTATTGTAGGTCCACAGTTCCTGTGCTCCCAAGACACTCTCAGGATTGACAGAGGAGATTTTGAGCGATGTATCCTCCTTCTGGTACTGAAAGACCTTAAGCTTCTTCGCTGGGCTCACAGCCTTCTTCTTACGAGGCTTACGAGCTTTGCGGAGATTGCCACTGTGTTTATCGCAGTCATCCACGATACCAGTGTACAGAACAAGCTTTGCCTTCATCTGAGGCTTGGTGAAGGTGCTATATGCCTCTACCAGCTGCGGGTCTTTTTTGGCAATTGCATCAGCAATCTCTTGCTGAATGGGACGATAATAGTCAGCCACCCGTGTCGAGAGCGAAGCAGGGAAGTTGTTGCTCTGGAGGGAGGAATACATCGAGAAATCGATTGCACCACCATCAATGATGGCTTCGATCTCGCCAATGAATTCAGAGACCTTATTGGCCATATGATCCTGAACCGAAAGACGAACCACATTGTCGTCTTTCTTTTCCTGTTCTGCATACTTCATGCAGTCGAAGATGCTATCCTTTGCACGATCAAGCATTTCCTGATCGACAGGTCCGCCCCGACTATAGATACGAACCACAGCTGCGGCAGTGCGAGGAATACGCACGAGAGGAACACGAGCGAACTTCTTGACTTCCCCATCAGCCTTGACAGACTTGAGATAGTCATTGATGTAGAGGCGAAGCTCTTCCTCTTCCGCCATCGTGTTATACCAGTTGAAGGCATTGTAGACGAACTTGTATCCATCTTCGCCCCAAGTTGGCTCATCGCCATAGTACTTTTTGTTGATGTAGAAACTTTCGCCCTTGGTGACACGTATCACCTTCTTCTTGGTAGCGATTGTCGCAGCTCTTTTAGCCATGTGGCTATCTCCGTTGTTGATGTACTCATTATAGTCATTATGTAGGCAGTGTCAACCAAAAAAATCGACAATTTTCTTCTTTTTTAATAAAAAAAGATGTTGACCCTAAAGCTGGTTGTGATAATATCTTTATATCGGATCACGGAGTTGACCAATGACCAACCTCAATGCATGGCTCGAAACAATCGTCGGTCTCAAGACTGAAAAGGGTGCCATGAAGCGTCTGGAGAATTGCCTTGAGACCATCAAGGAGAATGGCTCCAAGTACATGATCTACCGCAAGATGGATGGAACTTTTGTTCCTCTGGTCATTGCTTCCAGCAAGGATTGGGCAGTTGGTGCTTATGCCCACAAAGGTATTTGCGTCACAAACTGAAAATAGGTGTTGACAGGGGGGAAACCCCCTGTTACATTGAATCATCAAAACGGAGATGAGACATGTTCACCGTCACCTACACCTACTTCAAGAGCTACAAGCACGAAAAGTCCTTCAAGACCTATCAGGCTGCTAAAGGTTTCTTCAATGTCATCAGCCGCAAGGCTAACGTGACACAGACAGAAATCCGTGCTGTCAGCGACAAGAACCCTTCTATGAACTCTAAACTGTTCGCATAAGGAGATTTCTATGGTCAAGCTTGTGAACATCTCAAACATCTACGCCTACAACGTCATTGGGCTCTACGAGACCTATGATGCTGCGATTGAGTACGCCAAGACCTACCTGTACGCTTTTGCCTTCGAAGAGGACAAGGATAACCTTGGCTTTTACGATGGTATCACCACCAATGGTATGCAACTCGTCATCGAACCCGTAAAGTAGGAGATAAATATGACTAGTGATCAAATCGACACCAAGGTTGACAATCTTGTTACACTTCTCCAACTAAATGGAGATATGTACACCATTGGCTACCTGATATCTTTCATCAAGTCCAATGCCTATTTCATGGACACGGATCATCTAGAAAACTTCAGAAGCCGCCTTGAGTATCACACATCAAAGGCGATTCAAAGGATAGGAGAAAATGCGAAATCTGACAGCAAAATCCCTGTCTGAACGCCAGTTTCAGCAAAAAATTGTTGCTCCCAAGAAGGGTAAGGGAGCATATACAAGGAAAATCAAGCACTTAGAGAGGGGATAATTCCCCTCTTTTTTTATATAAACGCTTGACTCTTCCTATAGGGATGCTAATATGAATCATAGACAAAGGAGATGGACATGGGTTATCTGGCAACTGAATCTCAGGCTGATCTGGAATATTCCCGCAATGTAGGCTTCGACAATCAGGATAGGGCTTGGATTCTCTCTGATCGTGACGTTTGGTATCCTAACCCCTTCTACACTGGTCCTAAGCAGCCTCATCCAGAAGATGATCATTATGAGGATGATGATCAGGCTTACGAGAATTCTCCGGTTTTTGCTATCGCCACCTATGACAATGATCAAGAAATTCCTTTCTGAGGAGAGAAAAATGACCAAAGTCATCAGACTCCCAAACTCTACGAAACTCCAGTCTAAGATGCTCAACTACATTCTCAGAGTCATAAATGACAAAGGTAAAGTGGTTGAAGCTTGGCAATACGAAGGCTACTCTGGTCATGCCATGTGGGATGTAGAATCCGACTATAAAACTCTTTTTCCCAAGGAAAGCGGCTACACCATTGACTGGTAGGAGAGAAATCTCCTACTTTTTTTATGAAATAAACAGTTGACGACATCTGTCAGTATGCTAATATGAATCATGAACAGAGGAGATGCGGACATGACTTCACTTGACGAACGCATGAACGAGGGTATCGACCGGCTGATCGCTCGGCTTGAAGAGATTAAAGCTCGTAAAGGTTTATACTCGACAAAGGCATATGAGGTTGCTGCAGTGGCGCTTGATGCCAAGAACTACGCCGACTACTGGGAATACAAGCTCACTGACTGGGCTAACGACTGAGGAGAATGAACATGTCTCAGATAGACACCGAAACCACTACTTGGAATAAAGTCATGTCAGCCCCTCTTTTTGTTGAGGGATTTAAAGATGCCATGACTGGTGTTTCTTTTTATGAAAAGCACGATAAAATGTCAGATTGGCAACAATATCCATATGAGCGTGGAAGACATTTCTTTTTTGCTCTTGGATACTCGATAAAGATCAAACAGGGTAGAGGAATATCCAAACTAGCATTGGGATGGTTTCGATATTTTTATACAAATAAAATTATTCTATAGGAGGTTAATATGGAAATCGTTGACAATTATCGTCTTGATGATATATCTGGGAGAATAAACTCTCTCAGAAAAAGAATTCAAGCACTCAAGAAAGTTATGAACGAAGCAAACAAGAATACAGAATTCTTCTTTGAAAAGGAACCTATCAATGACTCTTACCACAAAACAGCAAAAGTTTAAGGATACATATCTCGAAAGCCTGATGGAATGTATCCAAAAGTATCCAAATGATTATTGTTATGGGATTGATGAAGCTGTAACAGTATGCGATAAAATGTTCATTGCATTCATGCGTCATTCTGCAAATAAAGATGGAAAAGCTGTAAAAAATACGTGTAAGAAACTTGGAATTCCTTACACGTATAAAGGTATTGGGGAATATCTTG